GATATTGCCTCCTAAAATCGCGCGTTGTCGTTGTCCACGCAGAGACAGTGCTCTGCATGAACTTAAGTGGTTACTGTTCACTCCAGCAACCTCAGGTGTCCTTATTATATCACAATCCAATTCCAAGAACAAGTTAGCATTCAGGAGGAAATGTATTTTATCTCATACTTAATGTATTTATTCTTCACTTTTGATGGAATCCTTTGTTTTTTGCGGGGTTCGAGACTTGCATCATAATTGCTTTGTGACTAACCTGTGACTAACGGTAATAATCTACATCGTTCTATATAATGGTGAAACAGATGATACAATATGCTCCCGGCAGTGGGTACCTGCCGGGATTTTTTTCTCAGATAGCAAGCAGGTCTTTCCAGACTGATGCATCACAGATTCCATCCTGCTTCATGTTTCTGGATTTCTTGTAGCTGTTGAGAGCACGAATGGTATTCTCACCCGCCACCCTGTCAAGGCTCAGGATCTGATTGTCAGCTCCCCTGAAATCTCTTGCTACTAAAATCTCCTGTAATAAAAGCACAGATGTTCCCTTGCTTCCCAGTTTTACAGTTTTTGGTTCAAACATATATCTGTCTCCTTTCGCGGTTGTTGTAGTTGGCTTACTTTCGGATGTGTTTGTCAGTTTGCTGAAATCAATTCCTCTTCCTGTAAATCTGAGACGGTGTGTCCATCCATGACTGTACAGGTACCACGGCTGTGTCCGGATCTCGTTTCCGGAGTTATCCTTTGTGTCAGTGGTTCCTTCTGAACTTCTGGCATGGACAATAATGTCCTTACCAACTGCCAGGGCTGTATGATATGTTGTGTTGAGTTCAATATCTCCTCTGATCATCTGTGCATGAGCAGTCTGATTACGTGCCACTGCCTCAAATCCAGTATTCAGCATCCGGAGCATATTTCCAGTATAGCTGCAGTTTCTTTTAAGATAATTCGCCAGATCCGTCAAACCGTTTTTCAAGAATGCGTAATAATACGCTGTCAGCACTAAGCTGGAACAGTCGAAAGATTTTGGATTTGCTGTATTGTACAGGCTCCTCACTGCCTGACTGTAGCCATGACTGTTATCATTGGCAATCCTAACCGCAAAGTTCACCGCATCGTTCCGGACATTCTGAATGATCTGTTCTTTTGTGAGCTTCACGTTATTTTCTCCTTTTGTATCGGTTTTTGTGTTTTCGTCCGTAGTATAATCCTTATAAAATACGTTCATGTCTACATTACCGCTAATCCCCACTACTTTTCCTTTACTGGAATACTGCCAGCCGATTCCTGCAGTCGGCTTGAGGCGTGTCTGCATGGTTCCATTATCATTTGCCGGATATCTGGCAAGCCACAGATCATAGGATTTCAATTTTGCAGTCAGGATATTCTGATACCAGTCTACATTGCAATAGATTCCCACTTTATAACCAGCCTTTTTAATCCTGTTCAAAAAGGTCTCTGCAATTTTTTCGACTGCTGCCTTTCCAAGTTTTTTCTGCTTCTCCCATTCCAAGTCGTAAAATACAGGAAAGTCCATGCCACGGCCAGAGAGAACTGCAAGGGTCTCTTCTGCCTCCTCTAATGCCTGTGCCTCCGTCAGTGCGTAACTGTATTTGTATCCGCCTATAGAGATTGCATTTGTCCTGCATCCTCTATAATTATGTTCAAAACTGGAATCCGGTCCATTCTTCTGATGGATCCGGAGAATTGCAAAGTTAATTCCTGCCTTTTTTACTTTTGCCCAGTCTGGTTTTTCCTGATAACTGGACACATCAATACCTTTAATTTCCATGTTTTTACCTCCTGCTTTCATAATAAGAAAGGGGATGATCGCTCATCCCCAAGTTACTCGTCTTTGTGTGTCTGTTTGATCAGCTGGTTCACGTATGTAGAGAGACCAGTTACCAGGATTCCCTGTACAATAGCCGTGAAGATTGCCATCACAATATCCTGTGGTGTCCCCAGCGTGGTTGTAGCAAATACATACATTGCACAAATCACAACGCTGATCCCGCCAAGGATAAGCGGGATGTACTTATCTTTTACTGCCTGTGCCTGCTTAAGTGCCATTCCCACAAAATACAGGGCAATGGCTACTACGATGAGTTCTGGTTTTACATAATTTACAATCTGTTCCATAATCATTCTCCTTTTCTTTTTATATGTAGCTCTTCGATTTCCTGTTTCATTTTGGTCACCATGCCGTTTCCGCCTAGTTCGTGATATGCTGCATACATCTCGCAGTAATTCTGGTAAGCATATGACGGGATGGTTCCAAGGGCTGTATACTTTGCGTGATACTCTATGAGCTGGACGCGAAGCAGAAGCATCGTTCCTTTGCTGTTAGCGTCTCTGTCTTTTTTCTGATTTTTCAGAAGCCAGACGATGTAGCCTAAGAGTGCCGGTAATACAATAGTATATGTCTGGATAAGTATTTCTTTCACTATTCCACTCTTTCTCCGGTTGCGCCGGCGCAATTTTGTATAAAAATAAGAGCCTTACGGCTCTGCTCTGATTTTCTTCATATTTTTCCTCTACAAATCTATTTTTTGGATTAATTGGTACAGGGCATTTCCAAATTCTTCTGGAGATCCGGTATAACCTGCCTTGGCGGCACCAATGTAGATGCTTCCAGCAATGTCTACTTTCACACCATTAAAATCTGTTATCATTATCGTTCCAGAATCTGTAATATATAAAGCATTACCGATCAGCTTTTTATCTTTTGCAAGTTTTGCTTCAGTTACCCGGCAGATTTGCAGGAAACTATTAGACGGTTCTTCTCCACGGATTACAATGTTTTCCTCATTAACATCGTAAAGATACATACCTCGGATAGATGTCTTGTAATATTCTCCCGTACTAGTCTGACAGCCATTCGCTGTATTCGTAAATGTCATATAACCATCAGTTCTGGTTGCTGATTCCGGTATCGTGAAAATAAGTCCTGATCTCTCATCTTTATAAATAGATGATTTTATTTTATAAGTTTTTGGCACCCATCTTTCCCCTGCGGGAGTATAAACACGAAATGCCACATTTGCACTACCAGAGTTGTTTTCATAAGTATCAAATCCTAACTCATAAGTATGACCCGCTTTGAAAGTACCATTTGGAAATGTCCAGTATAATCCTGACCAATTTGTAAAATCATCTGGCTTATCCCAGGTAATATCGAAATCGTAATCGCCAATTTTATCCACAGTATAGCAGATTTTAAGATTGTTATTGTTTGTGGCCGCATCTAGTTTAGGAATTAGATTTGTATACCAGTCTTTTGTAATATCCTCACCATATTCATCCACATCAACCACGTAAAAATTGGCCAAATCAAAGACTTCTCCTGCCGAACCGTTATAACAAATTCGCATTGACCATTTTTCTTCTTCTGTATCTTCTGGAATTGTTATAGTTCTTACATATCCATAAAAATTATCTCCGTAGAAAGATGATTTCTGCGTTGCATTCAGAGATGTCTTAATATTGGTCCAGCCAAAAGCGGCTGGTGCATATGCATTAAATCCCCAACTGACCCAATTCGTAACTTCTTTTACCGTAAAACCAAGTTCCAGAGTATGTCCCTTTTTATTTGTTATATCAACTTCCACATACATATTTATCTGCGTATTATTCAGTCGAGTGAGGCGAATACTATTCGTATCGTAATCTACTGTATTAACTGTCGCGATTCCGTTTTTTGCCGTATCTTCAAGTCTTTTTATAAAATTAGTTGTTGACACAAAATTTGTCAAAATCAATTCCTTACCCCAATCATCAATCATCATGCGGTGATAGATGTTTGCAGTTGATTTATAAGATGTCTGAATTGTGTTTACATCTTTTTCAAGATTATCCAGTCTCTGATCTGTTTCATATGCATATTGAGACAGTTTTTTAAAAGCGTTATTTATTCTGACTCCATCAAAATAAATATAAATCTTTTTCAATGTCTTTTCGCTTACCGTCTCCCCCTGTGTGAGATTATCTCCTCTTACCACTTCTAATGTGTGTCCATTGGCATGAAGGATATAATGACCTTTATTTTTTCTTGTAATATCATATTCTTCCGTTTCCGGAATTAGGATTTTATCAAAAAAATCCGGAAGTTCCCATGTCAACAGTCCGTTTAGATCAATATAGTGGGCACCACTGCACAGTGTGTCGCATACCAGATAAGTTGCCAATCCATAGAATTCTTCATCAGAAAGTTTCTCACCGGTTCCCGTGCCATATAAGTAATCATTTACTACAACTTTCGCTCCAACCTTATCGTACCAGTTCTGATAATAATTCCAAACACCCTCTGTTCCGTTCACATGTCTCCATAATGGTCGCCCGTTAAACCCAACCTGCGAGTGGCAGCTTTCCAACAGCATATAATCGTCAGTCCCTATAGAAGAGGAAAGTCCATTTGGATTAGCTGTACTAACGGTATCTGCATACCAATCTTCTGACAGCTGATTTGGAAATGCCGCCAGTCCTTTCGAATGTGTGAAATCAACCAGCTGAATATACTTTTCTCTTAGAATAGATGGGAATCCCTGATTAACGCGTCCTTCTTCTGTTTCCATACCGGCATCGTCATAAAAACATCCGTCTAATGATATACCACCCTCATATAAATCTATATACTTATCCTCGGTATGAGAAATACCATTATCATCCACCCATGTATATGTTTCAATAAATTGTTTTTTACCGTTTTTACTACCACCAATATGTGCAGCGTACTCAAGTAACTGGAATATTTCCCATTTCGTATGGATTCTAACTGCCCCAGGATGCTTTGCGGCTTCCTCGGGGTCCCAATATCCACCTTTTCCAAGAATGTGACTCCAGTCACCATCTTTTCTCCATGAGGCAATAGTTATGTAATAGAATATCTTTAATTTCGGATTGAGTTTTCTGGCTTTTGCGATAATGGCAAGTTGACGTTCTTTGTCTGCTTCTGAAAAAGATCCTGCATACAAGCTTCCACCTGCCACTACAATCTCGTTCTGAGCAATTCGTGCTGCTGCCTCATCGTCCGTATTTCCAAATTCATATAGATTGTGATACCACAAACATGCTTTTCCCACCTGTCTGTGTTTTCCTTTTCGGATATCTGTACTCACATTCTTCAGAGCTTCATCCAGTCTGGTTCCATCATCGTCTACCTGGACAGCATGTGCGGCCACAAGCGGGAAGTCCTGTCCGTTTGCCGGAGTAATACCTGAGATCAGTTCCACGGATCCGTTGTATTTTGCCATGTCTTCCCTCCTATGTTACCTTAACTGTTTTCTTTCCTATGCTGCTATTATCTGATCGGTAGACTATATATTCTTCTGTATAACCGCTCAAATTCATGAAACTGAGTGCGCTTACTTTAGCAAAGCCTCCATCGAAACCGCCAACATTAAACACTGGAGCTCCGTATCTGGTCGGAAGAGCGTACCATACATACTGATCTGCTCCACTATCTATAGTGAATATTTTTGTCCGATTCGCCTGCAGAGATCTGGATAAGCTTCGAATAAAAGCACTGTCCAGTTCTGTAGGAATACCGGCCACACCATAATAAATGCCGTTATAAAATGTAATCCCTGTGTTCTTCTGTGCCGAATTATCTCTGTCATCTACAGCCAGTAGTGTAAACATCTTATTTTCTTTCAATGCCGCATCTTTCAGGATTACTGACTGAACAGAATTCAGGCTGCTCATGGTCTGCCCATTCAGTATCACTGTTTCCGGAGTTTTATTTAATTCCCAGTTCAAAGTGATCTCGTTGATTACGCTGCCCAGTTCGGCAATACCAATATTATTAGAAAATGAAAGAATCTCAATGGGAACGTACTGCAGATCTTCCATCTGCTGTGCGATCTGTTTTATCTGATCGCCGACTGTTTTTGCATCTGCTGCCATTCCCGGCTTTGTAAGTGTATCATCCACATCTGGAAATCCCCCGGTGTTTCCTATTGTCCTTGCCAGCTCTTTCAGTGTGGTTCGTTTATTCGCCTTTCCATCCGTATCCAGGAGCATAACTTCATCAGCCTCTGACGGAGTCTGTTTTCTGGTATAATCTTTCCATCGTGCCATCTGTTTTTATACTCCTTTCAATCGTTTCTTGAGTTTCTCAATCTCCAGACGTTGTTTTTTCAGCATGACGAACATTGCCGGGATTACCACACGATAATTCCAGTCCTCGATCTTTCCATCTTTGTTATATACTGCCGCCTCCGGCATATGCTTTTCTACGTCTTCCGCCAGAAACATCGGCATATCTTTTCCATTAAAAGCATCATCTTCAGTAAGATAACCATCTTTGTATTTCGCCCAAACCGGCTGGATATTGTACCACTGCTCCATGCACTGTAAATCTTCCTGAACATCTTTATAACGTTCTGATGATGACGACAGATAAGCCAGTGTTGCTCCGTCGTTTGCAAACACCAGATGTCCGCCTGTAGTGACATGCTTACAGTTCAATATTTTAGGAGGTTTTTGAAATTCTGTCGCATTAACAATCTCAGCTACATCCAATTGATATAGTTCCAATTTATTCAAATATCCATTCAGAACATCTGATCCACCATCTGATGTATATGTGAAACCCTGCGTATCACCTTCAATTGAAATATCAACGTCACCATACGTATAATCATAATCAAGTATTTTGATGCCATATTCTTTCCGATTTCCTTCTGTAAAATCACTCATATCCCCAATCACAATACCCTTATAGTGGGTATGTTTCTTATCTTCCTGGTATTCTTTGAAATACGCCATCCCGCCTTGTGACATCCTGGCTTTCGGAGTACCGTTTTCATTGTACAGCGTAACGCCCTTTGCATCTGCCGTGACAATTACGTTCCCAGCTCCATCACAAATCTTCTGAATTCCGTTTTCGTTATTTTCTCCCCCCAACAACAACGTCCCTCCTCTTGCAGCATCAAATGAAAAGTACAAATGTCCATCCAGATAACGAATTCCTTTCCACTCACCATTATTAGTCAGAATATTCAAAACCTGTTCCTGAGTCAGGGCTTCTGCATCCAGGACAACTTCTACCGTCTGATAATCTATCACTGTCACCCCATCCAGAGCGTATAAAGTGCAACGTACTGCTGAAATTTCTTTTGGGCTTCCAGAAGACATCATGGACCAGGTTATGGAATTCTCACCGCCTGCCGGACTGTTGTAAACTGTCATCCAGGTTTTTCCATCGGAAGTTTCTTCAACCTTGAATCTGCCTTTATATTCCGTTCTTTCAACAGAATCACCCTCTCTGTAAAATCCCGAAAATGTAAGATTCTCCGGGGACATCGTTCCGTCTGCCATTCTTTTTACGATTGCAGCCGGGCAGTCCAGATAATACACTCTTCCATCATCACCCCTAATCCTGCTCCACTGATATTTTGCCGGATCTGTACTGTCGTCTTCCAAATAATCTGTATACTGCCCAATATAGAGCTTATCTGAACTGTCAGATACAGAAAATCCTGTTTTTCCATCCGCACTATTTGCATATGCTATATGAAGGTAAGAAGTTTTTCCATCAATTCCGTTTGTACCAGGGATTCCTTTTGCCCCATCCCTCCCTTCAAATTTGCTCCAGGTATATTTCGTTGGGTCAGTACTGTCTTTCTCTGTAAAATCCACATAAGTGCCTATATAAGTGTCCGGTATCTCCGACATCTGAGAAGCAGAAGTTGGATTTGCAACTGCACTGTATTTAATGTGAAAATAAGAAGTTCTTCCATCTGCACCGTCTTTCCCGTCCGCTCCATCTTTACCGGGAATGCCATCTGTTCCATCTTCACCCTGCAGCCCCTGAAGTCCTCTCTGACCGGCATACAATTTTGCAACTGTGAATTTTCTCGTAAGATTCAGTTTGTTCAGATAAGTTGCCCGGATGCTCACCCAGCCACTGTTCGCTGACAGGGACTTTACCGTATATGTATGTGTAGAGTTATTCCAGGAGCCAGTTATGCTGTCAGATGTAGTTATGGTAAAAGAACAGTCATTTGTAATATCTGTTGAATTATACAATACCGTTGCTGTTGTAGTAACTGTTGGAAAAGCGCCTATAATACTTCCATCGTTATACACGGAAATGCTCTGATAATCATTGTCCAGCTGCATAGTCATATTGCGGGAGGATGCAATGGAGTTGTCTATTTCACTGAATTTCTCCTGTAAATTTTTCTTTCCCAGTATAAAACTGTTTGGGTCTATTTCTACTTCTCCCGTATCTGCATTTATCCGGAATGTAACCTTCCCATCATTGTCTTCTGCAGTAAGCCCCCTGGTATTAATCCATTTTGCCTGAATCCCAATCGCATATAAGATATTCAGGACCGCATCACCGTTGCTGTCGAATCCGGAAGTCCACTTTCCTGCCGCTGTAGTTGCTTCATCTGTCCCCTGATAATCAGAGGTCACAAAGAAACCGTCAGCTGCAGTCTTATATACGATCTTTGATTCTGCAAGACGCAGTTTGTTGTGCCTGTATGCAATCACGGATCCGTCCGGCTGCACAATCTCTGTATAATAAAATCCCAGTGCATTTGCTGCCAGATCATTCATCTGCTTTAATTTTGTATCATATGCAGATATCTTTTCTTCTACCTTCCCAAGCACCTGTTCCACCTGTGCTCTCATGCCACTGGGATACTCTAATCCTTGTGTTTCCAGGCTCTTTGCTTTGCAGGAGAACTCTGTACCGTCTGCGAAATTAAACTCTATGTCTGTAGCGTAGGATCTGTGCAGATTGCCCCTGCCGTCTTTAAACTGTATGGCATCACCAAAAGTCGCGTAACCTACCGGGATGCTGCTCAGGGAAAATGGAAGAAGTTCGAAGCCCTCCAGAATCTGTCCGATGCGGCTCACGCCCTCTTCCTCATTTCCTGCCAGAAGCTGATTATCACTGATATCAATAACATACCCTTCCGTTCCATACAAATATTCCTCGTCACCGTCTGTATACTTCACGCCGGTCACTATAATCGGATCTACGTCATTTTCTGCATCACCAACTACTGGCAGTTCATGTTCTGCTACAACTTTTTCGTATACAGTAATAATTTCTTCGTCTTCTGTATCCAGGATTGACTGACCACTGACATCCGGCCATGGAATTTCTTCCATCAGAACCACATTGTCTTCCTTGTCAAATGTGACGATTCTCAGCAGATCATTTTCATCTATCCTTGCGTTGCCACCGGCCAGTGCCGCAGTCATGCCAATCACCGCACGACAGGTCGTACCTTCCGGTGCTTTCTGTACCTGAAAGTCAGAATTCTTGAAATCCGCATCCCCCATCACAAGCCCGCACTGCCGGCAGGCATCCCGCAGGACTTCACCTGCAGTACATGGAAAGCTAAGATTCGTTTTATATGTACGGTCTGCTTTGCTCATGTAATCCAATAATGTCAGGTTAATCTCACCGTCAATTGCTGGTTTCCTGCATACGATAAAACTACCTCTTTTAAAGGTTTCCAGGCGATCCGATAACTGCAAATTCATAAAAATCGTAAACACTGCTCCATTAAAGCTGTACTCGTCAAACTGTCCTTTGTCATTAACAAGAGAAAGTGTGGCTGTCTTTTCGATTGCCACTCCGATCGGAAAGTCAGAGCTGTCGGCAGCATCAATGATCCCGTTCCCATCCAGATAAAAGTCTTTCTTTTCGAGGGAAAGTTTCGTTCCATCTGCCAGGGTCACATTTGCTGTCACATAATAATTATGATTCTTTTTTGATTCTTCTTTTAACTGTTCTGAAACGTTGATCAAATCTTTTCTATCCTCCTTATATTGATGGACAGATCCGTCCAGCTTTCTTCGTTTTCTTCCAGATTCTGGGCTGTCATATTGTAGTTCGACGCATAGAACGTCCGGTCAATCCATTTACCTGGGATTGTAGGATCCTTATGGTGGAAAGTGAATTCTGATTTGTTGATCATTCCGTTCAGGATTACTGCAATTTCCTCCCAGCTCAAAACATCCCAGGTCAGATCGTATCCTCCGATCGTGCCCATCGGACTGTTATGCATGGACAGCTCCTGATCTCTTTTGGAGCTCTTGGTACTTGTAGTTGCAAATACCGGCTTATATGTAGACGGAGCTGCGATTGCAACCCCATCTACCGTAAAACTTTCTTCCTTTTTCAGGCCGGACATCTTACCACTCCTCTCCCAGTTTAAATGGATTCTTTCCTCCATTTCTGCTTCTCTGAAGTTCCCCTTCCTCCAGAATGATATTCAGTAATTTTCTTCCGGAAGCTGTCACAGATACGTTGTAGGTGTTGCCATCCTGTTTCTGTGGCGACTCCTCCCGGACAATCTTTCTCAGAAGATTCTCCGGGGCTTCGATGTTGTTTCCGGTTTTCTGGTCACCCAGGACTGCCAGAAATTCAGATCTTGGTGGAATAACAGCTCCACTTGCAAGATACGGAACAGAACTTACTCTCGGCAGATTCATCCAATAATTCCCCCATCTGTGCACTCCTGTCGGACCTACGACATCATAGGAAAATGTGAATGCATGCTCCACGCCTGATATTGCATTATTGATATTTCCTATCGTCCGGTTCACTTCTGAAATCATATTATTGAGTACTCTTGTGATTCCTGTTGTGCCGTTAGCAATCCCCTGTGCCAGTCCGTTTCCCATCCTGGTTCCTGCGTACTCCATAGAAGAAGACAGACTGTTCATTTTTCGATTTATCATTCCGATCATATCTGCTATGATCTGGCTGATTCGTTCGCTGGCTTTTTGCCATTTGAATGTCATTGTATTGTACTGACCGCTAAAATGGGAATTTACTGTTTTCTGCATTTCTCCAAGTTTCAGGTTAGCCGTCTGTTTCATGCGATCCAGATTTTTGGAGACCTCTTCTGCAGAATTTCCCCAATTAGTAACCGTCGCTGTATTTACACCACCAGTAGCATCTTCTGCTGCCTTTTGAACATCTGCGAGATTCGCCTCTGCATCTGTCTTCATCTTGCCTGTAGCAGTACTTACTGTTTCCTGTGCCCCGACAATATTTTTGCTTACACTATTTCTCACAGCAACAGTAGCACTTGGAAATCTCTCTGCAAGTGCCTGGTTCAGTTCATCCAGCGGCACGCCTGCGTCTTTCAGGGAATTGTATACCATGTCAAATGCTTCCTGCGCTGTTGCTGCTGAACCACTTGTATTATTAAAGCTGCTCAGGATGCCCTGATAAGTGCCGGCATAATCGCTTGAAGTCATGCTCAGATCATACAAAACATCCCGGACACCTTTGATCGCGTCCTTCACTGTGATAGAAGAAGTATCGATCTTGCCTGTCGTTTCGGAAAATCCAGTTCCCAGAGCTTCCACTTTTGCAGTCATGTCTTCCACGAATTCTGTAGAAACTCCTGCCTGTGCTCCGTACTGTTCTAGGATTCCTCTTGCCTTGTCCGCAGATACGCCATATTCTGCGAGTTTCTGGATCATGTCGTCATACATCTCATTGTTTGCTTTTCCGGCAGATTCGTCTGCCTCTATCAGTTTCCAAAGCTCTTCGGCCTGCTCCTGTGTAATCGCATGTGCATTGCTCATTGCACCCGTATAATCATGAAGATAGCCTCCTGTCTGAGAAAGGATGCCATTTCCACCCTGTGCTGATTCTACCAGTTCCGCGATCTTCTTTGTCAGAGTCACAGTTCCTGCTGTTGCCGCCGCGATCAGGCCAGCAGTACCAACTAACGGAATTATAGAAGATGCAAACGTATTAAACGCTCCTGCTGCACCACCAAGTCCGCTACTTACAAGATTTGAAAGGCTTCCGGATAAAACAGCAACTGCTTCCGTGCTGATCAGCTTCTTTCCAATCCACGCAACAAGAGAAGCCACAAACGAACTAAGCCCTGTAATCTGTCCGATCTTTATTGCGAGAAATGCTTTTCCCAGAAAAGAAGCTATCTTTCCTGCTGTTCCGCTTTCATCCAGACCATTGAAAATTCCGGCAAATCCACTAATCAGCAGTTTAGCTGCTGTTTTGAGTAAAGTTCCCCATGGCATCTGTCCAAGAAACTCTCCGATTCCTTTGCCCAAGTCATAAAAAGTTTCCGGTGTCAAGGCATCTGTAAGTGCTGTGCATAAATGAGAAAGGAAATCTCCAAGTGCTTCTCCATTTTCTTTCCATTTGAAATCCTTTATAAAGGTCGCGATTCCATTGCCAATATTTTCCGCTACTTCGTCCCAGTCAAAATCTTCTGTGAACTGTGCCAGGCTCTCAAATGCACCATTGATTCCTGCCGTCAGGGAATCTGCGATATCTGAGAAGTCTACCTTGTCAGACATACCATTCAGGGCTTCTGCCACTGCATTTCCAAGTTCCTGCCAGCCTGTAATCCCGGCATCGTTTTTTCTGGCCATATCCTGTACAAAGCCATCAAACATCCGCCATGCGATCATAAATTTGTTTCCGAGAGCATTTCCAAACTCTCTCCAAGGAATCTCATTGATCATTCCTCGTAATCCCTGGGAGATTCCGCTTCCAAGCCTCTCGAAGTTGACGCCTGTGCCTGGATCGGTAAGACGGTTGAACGTCTTGATCAGCGTTGTGATTCCTGCACCGACGGTACGCCCCAAGAGGTCCCAGTCTATATTGTCAGTCAGACTGTTAAAAGTTCCAGTGAATGCATCACAGAACTCTGTGATCTTCGGCCCGACCTTTTTCCAGCTGATTGCATCATAGACGTGTTTCAGCCCCTTGTTGATGCACTGGGCCATAAATTTTCCAAGTCCCTCCCAGTTCTCCTGTTTTATAAGCTTCCGAATTTTATCGGCAATTCCCCGGATGGAGTTCTTAATCGGAACCTCTTCAAACATCTGATCCGGTGTCAGGCCTGTATAACCGCCGCCGGTTCCATCTGTCGAGGAACTGTCACTGCCATCATCATAATTATTGATCTCATCAATCGGACTCAGATACCCTTCCAGAGCTTTCGCCGCTTTCTTGGCACTGTCCGCCGTCTTGTCAAGGCTTGCTGCATAATCTTGCTGAACAGCCACCGCCTTCGTAAAGGTCTTCTGTCCGGTCAGAGCTCCGAAAAACATTCCAATATAGGTAAATGCCTGAGAAAGCAGGTTGATAAATTTCGTCAGTGCCGGTGCTGCTGCTGTCAGAATTGGATTGAATGCAGTCGCAAGGGCATTTTTCAGCTGTGTAAGAGCCGACACCAACATAGAAATGCTATTGTTAGTTGTACCACTGTACTGCGCGAGATTTTTAAATCCATCGACCACTGCACTTCGCAGCTTATTCATCAGCACATAGAAACTGCGGATTCCAATTGTGTATTTCAGCAATGTCCGTATCGCCTTGGTCATTGTGCCAAGTGATGAGGTGCTCTTGTTTGCCGACTTATGGATGCTGAAGATACCTGAAGATATCTTCCTGATGCCGCCTGCAACGGAACTTGCCGACAGTTTCAGGAGCTTCATACTCAGCTTCTCCACTGTACGGATCAGGCTCTTCATACTAGATTTAAGCTGTTTCATACCGTTTTGTGCCAGTTTCGGCGAAAGCTTTTCCAATGCATTCTGCAGTTTCTGTAATGCAGGTGCCTTGTTTCCGATTTCATCGACAACGCCTCCGCATTCACGCACTTTTTCCTTTACGGATGCAAAAGACGTTACCAGACGATTATTCATATCATCTAACCGCATTTCTTCCGTTGTGAGCCTGGACGCTGTATTCCGGTACTCAGAAAGACCTTCCGGGGCAACATAAGCTGTACCGGATTTTCTCATTTCCTTCTGTTTTCCTTCGAGGCTTTCTATTGTTTCAAGCATTTTCTGGAGTTCTTTTTCTTTCTCCCTGAAACCGCCTGAATCATCTGAAAATCCAAGCTTACTCCACTCTCTCAATTCACTTTCGAGTTTCGCGGTTTTTTCGTAAATATTGTCAATCTCTTTACCGAGACGTTTATACTCATCTGTTTCTACTTTCTGCCTGGAAATGTCCTTTAACTTCTGTTTTAAAGAATCTACTTTCTTCTCCTGCTGCACATATTGATTATTCAATTTTGAAATTGAGTCCACCTGCTTCTGGATAGCAATCCTGGTTTTTTCACTGGCGTTTCCAACAGTAGATGCCATGCGTTTCGCAGAAGCTTCAATATCCTTTACTCCAACTTCGATGCCTTTTTCATTTACTGCTGTATCAATTGTTATTGTTCCATCTGCCACGCAACCACCTCGCTACTTCTTGATTCCAAACAGTTCATTCAGAGCTGCCTCTTCCTCAGCTGACCGTTTTTTCACTGTCTGTTTCAGATCAATCAATTTCTTATTGTTTCGGTAGAATTCCATCTCCCATTTTTCCAATTTCTTTCCTTTGGCTTTCTTCTGGCGAATATAGAGTACCTGGCTGAACAGCCCGTCCGCAATCTCCATATAAGCCCCAAGAAACGTCCACCAGTGCATGTATTCCAGAGAACGGATGTCTTTTCCGATATTTTTATTGACTGCAGGTGCAATGATGGGTGAATCCTGCTCCCAATCCATTAACTGAACTTTGCTTTTACCTTCGCCGGTAATTCCGCAGTCAATGAATTCTTTCCCTTTTTCAAGGGCCTCATTTAAATATTCAATTGGAATTTCTTCCGGATCCCAGTACAGGATTTCAAGCATCACCTGCGACTTTTCCTGATCTGACAGTTCCGGATCTGCTATTGCCTTTAAAATATCCAGAATCACCCTGAAATCTGTCCGGATGTCATATTCTTCGCCGCCTAACTCAATAGTCTCAGGAAGTCTCCACTGATCATCCATGACGGCGTTTCTTTTTCGTGTATCTTCTTCCGGAAGAATGGTACTTCGCTGTGTATTTGTTTACGCGGCTTTTTGCTTTCTCCAGACGTACATCAAATTCTTTACTGATGACGCTGCATACCGTATCAAGACACGTTTCGCAGAACAAAGAACCATCCGGCATCGGTGAAAATGGTCCCATGATACTGAAGAATGTGTTTCCTGTGTCTGCATCTGTCAGATAATCCAGCTGTTCAATTACTTTCTGCTGGCATTCTACAATGTCATCCTCATCCTGAAGCTTAAACTCATTAAAGAATTTTCTGACATCCTCGTATCTGGCAAGGATGTTGGTATCTGCCGGGCGGAAACAAAACTCTGCCAGTTTCTTTCCCTGCCGATTCTTAATCTCATAAGTTTTACTACCATCCTCGATGATAATCTCATTTGTTTTTTCTTCTAATGAAGCCATTCTATTCCTCCTTGCATTTTGCTATAAAAAACACGGGATGCCATATCCGGCATCCCTATAATCTTTTGCTTCTTACACTGAATCAATAGAACCTTCTGTAAATACCGGAGCATCTGTTTTCAGCGATTCAGAAGTAACATATCCTTCGATTCTTGTCCCGTCTTCCAGTACATTGAACGGAAAATTCACTCCTTCTGTACCTCCACCATAAGACTGTGGTTTTACCATGACCTCCTGAACATATGCAAGATGTTTGGCAGCACTTGTATCTTCCACGATAACCTCCAGCATCAGGGTCTTGCATTTATCGCCCTTCAGCCGTTTCATTGCAATCTCCCTGAGCTTCGGATAAATCTTCTTTGATGGATCTGCATAGTATGGATCCGCGCTCATCGATGGATCATATCCCTTGTCATTCACCTTGGACTTCCCAAGAATATTTCTTTTCTGTTCAGTATCCGGATTCAGTTCCATGGACATCTCCTCGATGTCATCCCCCAGGACTTCCCATGTTGCTGTTTTCGCTTCTCCCTTGAAGCTATAATCCAGATAGTGACGTAACGCTTCTCTTTCTAATTTCATGCTTTCGTCTTCCTTTCTGTGTAGATAACCCTTGCCTGTATCATATAACGTGCCAGCCCCTGTTCGTAATTTACCCCCGACAGGTTCGGCATGTTCTGAAGATTTTCCATTTTTTCCACCGTACAGTTTCCGCCCATATCCGGATATTCTTTCTTTTCATTCTGTTCATCCATCCAGTCCATGAATGCCTGTGCAAAATTCATGGCTTCCAGATTAAGATCATCCTGCTCAGATGAATACGGTTTTACGATGATAATAGAAAATCCATATTCTTTCTGTACATCTCCAGTGATATACTTCTTTCTGACTTTGTCAGAATAATTTGTGATCAGAGAGATGCTGTCCGGTGCTTCCGGAGAAAAGTTGAAGTTCAGCAGACTCCCCGCCAGTTCTTCCACTTTTGGTTCAAAGTACGCTTTTACTGCCTCATGTTTTGTCATTGCGTTTTTCCTTTCAGATGATTCTCATAGGCTCTTGCAAGATCACCTTTTCTCGCAGTCATCATTGCCTTGTCCCAGTGATCTGTTGCCAGAGGATGCCGGAAATCACTGTACTGCAGTCTTTTTCCAGTCGGAGTCTTGTGTGGCGGGGAATAGAAACCAACAATTTCTCCTCCATCCAGGATAGGATAGTTTGGTCCATACAGTTCACCTTCCCACTGGTAATGAGCATATGGGCTATTATACGTAATATGTCCACAGTCATCATCTGCAGTAATGGATATATTCTGTGCAAGTACCAGATTATCTGCCGGCACGTACGGATCCATAAATTCTGCTGCCTGATTCGCCAAGAACAACATATTATCCCGCCCGTCAACCTTTTCTTTTGCAATCTCCCGGGGGGATTTCTTCCAGTCAAATTTTATCTTCATGCCTTATCCTCCCAAGCGGTAATGCTTCGCAACAGGAAACTTCGTATTATCTGCAGATGCAGTCACTTTAAAAGCGTTCGGCTTATAACGGTTCAAAATCTGAGCGGCAGTCTGTCCGGAAACTCCTGTGATTTCTTCTGTGCATTCACCGTAAATCACGATATCTCCCTGTGACATGGTAAAATGCCCTTCCGGATTTTTGGCATATTCTGCATATGGAAGATACCTTTCGTCATCCGGGATCCTGGCAACATAAGTATTCTGTACACTTGCCTGTGTTCCGCTAAAACTGGTCTTTACCTCAGATTTCCAGAAGCAGTTATGGAGCACGGTTCTTTGCCAGTGCTCCCTTTTGTCTTCGCTGTCTGTTGCCTGGATCCGGTTGTATAAAGTAATCGTGTGGATGTAATTCTGATTCATGGTCACACTCCCCGATACAAAAGGCCTGTATTCCCGAGATACCGATGAATGATTTCGCTGATCTTCTTTGCCTTGCCTCCTTCTGTAAAAGTAGACTGTGACAGATCAAAGGTTCCGGATTCTCCATCATTAGAATATGACTGCAGTACACCACCCTGTGCTATGACCTGCTGTGTACTCTTATCTGCCTGATATAAAAGTTCTGTGAGTTCACATGCACAATCTTTCACCTCATCACTCAAAAGCCCTGTATCGGCGTTCAGGCGGCCGAATGTGTACTGATTCAGTATCCTCTCTGTCTGCTTTTCCCAGAACAAGAAATCATCTTCCGGGACAGTTGGTTCCCTGCCCAGAAGATATTTTGATTCGTAATATCCATAGTTCACATACATTTGATCACATCCTTACGCCGCTGCAGTATGAACATAAATTGCCACTTTCTTGTTGTCCTTTGCCTCTGCAATGCCAACTGTTCTGTATCCAAACTTCCATGCATCCGCATCCTGGTTCTGCTCTGGTGTAATAATCTTGGATACTGTGTGTTTCTGATTCTGAATCACCGCGTTCTTGTCTGCAATCAGGAAATCAATTGCTTTGCCTCCGGTGGTTGTAAATCCACCTTTTCCTTCAGCTGTTAAAGTAACTTTGTCAAAAAATCTTCCGTTCGGTACCTCGATCACGCCAGCCCAACCTTCCATTACTTTCTTGGAGGCAATTGTGTCAAGATCATCGATCATTCCCTTCAGATCCATTGAAATAAACAGATAACAGGTTTCCGGCTTTGCTTCTGCATTCTTAATTGCAGTCCTTCCTGCGCGAATTGCCGCAATACCTGCTTTTCCATCTGCGATCGCGCCTGCTACAGTATTGCCAGATGGTGCGTATCCGGCATAAGATGCAAGTCTCCAGGCATCCAGTTCCGGTACTACCTGGGTACGCAGGAATTCACCGGACAGTCGTCCAAATGCAATCCCTGCTGTTTCGATGTTGTCCATTGCATCCACGGTAAACATACGGCCACGGTCGTATGTACATTTTTTAGTTTCATACTCAAGGGTAACGTCGCCTGCTACATAACCTGTCTGTCTGCTATAATCAGCCAGACCACTCATTGTCATCTTCGGGATCAGGATTTCATTTGCATTTGCCCCTTCACGCACAAGTTCATTTGGTCCGTCCAGTACTGCAGTGAGGGATGAAAGTTTATACACCTCATCCAACAGGGTAGAGTACGTTTTTCTTAATGTAATTGCATTTGCCATTCTTCTTTACCTCATTCTTTCGCTTATTTGTTCGGAAGACCCATTGCCGCACGGATAGCTGTCACGTTATCCCCTCCGATCTCGCTGGATCCTCCGGTTGGTCCTACCGGATTCAGGAATGGTTCATCTGTGCCAAACAGGTATGCATCACTCTTTTTTACTTCATCCAGAGCTTTTTTGATATCTGTGGACTGATCTTTTGATGCTTTGAGAGAATCAATGTCCAGAAGTGCCATAACGGACTTCTCGTTCCTTCCTCCGGCTGTTTTTATTGCTTCTTTCAGTGTTTCAGAAAACGCCCTGTCTGCCTCCTTTGCGGCATACTCAGCATCTTTGTCCTTCAGCTGCTGATTCAGCTTGTCAATTTCACTCTGCATTGCCGTTGGATCAACATCTTTAAATTTTTCAAGAGATGTTGTTGCAGTCGCAAGCTGATCTTTGAAATTATCGCGTTCGCCTTCTGCTTTCGCAGTCTTTGCCTGCTCTGCTGCAATGTCCTTTCCGTTTTCAGCCATGATTTTATTGATCACGTCCTGTTCTAATCCGAGTTCCTTTAAAAATTCTGTTTTCATGCTGTTCTCCTTTTCGTATTAAGTTGTTTTAGGCGTGTAACTGACCGCCACGAATTGACTGTTTTAGGTCTGATCATCTGACCAATTTAGGCATAAAAATACCACCTGTCATTTCTGACGGTGGTTATAATTCTACATTTTCAAGCTGATCTACGATGTCCTCCAAAGCTTTCCCTTCAAAGAAAGGGGACTGCATCACTTCGTCTATACTGTGGGCTTCCATAAATTTATCGCCGCACCATACATCAAAATGTTTTGCATTAAAGGGATCTACCCCGCACTCTTTTCCATTATAATCAAACAAGACATGCGTACACAAACTCTCTATCCTGTCCCGAAGCTCTTTTGCTGTCATAATATATCCTGATTCTCCTTTCTCTCATTCTCAGTCAAGTCTCTAGTTGGACGGTCAATCAGTTTTCCGTCTTCATATACATAATCATGTGCATGCTCTCCATTTTTGCCATATGGATGCTGTTTAGCATTTCCGTGATTATTATTGCTGATCTGCTTATATTGTCTGCCAGTGTCATCATAATAATTCCTTTCAATGCCACCCTTCTTTTTGATCACCTGCGTAATGCTATTCGGTTCTGCTGTTAAAGAAGCCTTCTTAACTTCGATTATATCCTGCCCAGCTGCATTTTTCAATGTTGGAGGAGCTATTTTCTTAAGTTCTGCCTTTGTCGGCATGAAATGTCCCCTCAGTCCATCCTGCATGATCCTAGCTTTCTGCTCCGGAAGCTTCATCTTCTCGGAAAAGTCTTTATAGGTTTGCATCTGTCCCTGATATTTTGCCTTCGCAAGAATGATATCATTCGGATCCGCGCCGCCTTCCTGAAGAAGTTTAATCCTTTGACGCTGTGCACGCATTCCCCGTTCCATCTTTCTCTGCTGTTGCAGAGCTTCGTAAGTGGTATACTGCTTTCCATTGTATTCTCTTGGGGTATTTTCCTCTTTGATCATTTGAGTGAGCTGTTTGTCCGTATAAGTCCTTACAGATCCAGGTGGAAATGGTTTGAAATCATGATAACAGTTTATTCCTTTCAGTCCTGTTACCTCACCCAAACCACATACCTCTTTTAACTGCTGCATGCTCCAGACTTTACCCTGCCAGGGCTGATGTGTTGGACGTGCGCCTACATGATAGCTTACCTCATACTGATCTGTATTAAGATCTGCAGCCACCTGCTCATTGATTTTTCCCTGTGCCTGACGGAACCCTGTCAGTACAGCCCTTCTGACTGCCACATTCACCCTGTCCCGATGCCCGGAATCATATTCTATGTACCGGATCCCGGATGCGGTCATCTGGTTGATTGTCCGTCTCAGAACTGTATTGTAGTCAAAAGCTCCGGATTGAATATCCATCACCGCATTGTCCAGCGTAGATCTGTAATACTCCATCAATGGAGCTGATCGTATCTTTCCAGTTGCAGGGTCTCGGATCGCAAAGCCCATGGAACCGGCGATATTCCGATACTCGCTTTTCAGCCGCTGTTTTGTCACTTCAAGTAACTGCTGAAGGAATGTATTCTGTTCGAAAGGAATCTGCTGCAGATCTGCCAGCTTATATGCCCGTGCATGGCCGTAATACTCTCTGTATGCTTCATCAGAAAATATGTGGTCCATTTCCTTGTCTGACGCTTCCAGGGCTTTCTGGATCCATGTACGAATCTGCTTCTCTGACATTCCCAACTGTTGCAGTCTGCTGATCTGCCAGTCTGCTGATGCTGTAGATACGCCGTTTTCTTTTATCTTTCGGACAATGTCTGACATGATCCGAACTTCCAGTTCAGAAAAGATATTCTCTGTCCTGGCAGTCAGTTTCTCAATCTCTCCCTGTGTCATTCAATCACCGTATCATCTTCTGACTGCTGTACAGCTGCTTTTGCTGTAGCTTCGTCTTCGTTATACCACTTCACCCGGTACTCCCATAAGGCCATGGCACCCATAGCCACGTCTGCTCTGTCCTGCTGCCGTTCGGTCTCTTCGTCTGTCAGGATGGAATCATTCCACTTGCAGGAAAACGCATACCCTGAGCGGTACATTCCATTGTAGAAAGCCAGCCCTGCTGCAAAGTCTCTTAAACATATCTCAAGTTTGCCCTGCATCGCTGTTACACGATTGTATTTTCTCAACTTGGATGCCTTGATCTCTGACGCGGTCTTTTCCACATATTGGACATCAGATAGGTCTCCATACGCCAGGCCTACGATAAACTCAATCTCTCGTTTATATTCTTCAAGTCCGCGCTTATACGCTTCATCTCTCATTTCCGGTGAATATTCACGTAAGAGTTCCTTATCCTTTCCGTCTTCAAGATTTAACCCTCGATACAGGCGTTTACTCAGCTTTGCCATGCTGAAACGTCCTGATCTGTTATTCTTCTTGAGTGCACGGTCATCTACATGGATTGCCCTTTCTCCTGAATCATATTCCCAGTCAAGGCGGGCCGCCTGTATATCTGCCTTTCTGATCCTTCCCTTGGCATCCTCAAAAACAGATACCCCACAGGAAGAACCATCAATTCGGTTTTTGATCGGATTCTGGTAATACCCAAATGCCATCTGATTCATGCCTGGATATGTGATCGGTCCTGGATTAATGGCCGCCCACTCCGGAACTTCCTCAAGGCTGCAGGCAACTCCGATATCGCTTGTTGACTGTGAATGATAGCAGTGATTCTCGATCGTGAGGTTCCCGTTTACGAAGTAATGCCGCTCGAACCTGGTATAATAATCTGATTCCCCGACCGGCTTCACCGTCAGGAAACCAATATCATTAGGCTTGCCGTCATCATCAAAGGAGATCGGTACAAACTTATCTGCTGTGACAAATTCTGCCAGTTCCCCGCCTAATGGTTTCAGGATGAATGATCCCAGCCCAAGTCCATGCTGCAGGTTTTCATTCAGTGTTGTGATCCCTTTCTGATAGATCTTGTCCAGCTGCTTATTATCGATAGCCGTTTCCATTTCCACAAGGATGATGTCTGCGAACTCACGGCAGGTTCCTTTTTCAATCCCAATGCTCTCGACCGAATCATTTACCCATTCCGCCTGTCCATCAAGCATGCTCTGCCATTCATTGATTGCATCGATCATCTTCTCGGACAGGGCGACATCCCTTCCGACTATATTCTTTAATGTCGTATATCCAAACATCCGTCTTATCCCTCTCCAGATTCTTCCAAATATTTCAAACATCCTCCACCTCTCAGATCAGGTATTTCATATCTCTTTCGATCGTATATTCAAATGCATCCAGACTGTCTATGTCTGTACTGCCATCATCCAGACGTTCATCCCGTTCTTTGACATCTTTGTCCCAGACAGCATCAGAGAATGCTGTTTCCAGGCTTTTGCAGTCATCTGTGATCCAGAAGCGTTTCGCTCCCATCATCCGGACTGTACACCGGATCCGGTCGTTAATCGGCATTTTCTTCGCGCCCTTTACCACAATCCACGGATATTTCTGGTCTACTGCATTCCGGATTGAATTTCCAAGCACCGTCTCTGCGTTATCATAAAATACCGATTCCACATTGCAGTACTCGACTCTTCCCCCTCTCCATGCAGTAACTGCATATTTCTCAATTACCTCTCCGACAAATTCACAGAACAGTTCGTCCAGGCGGTTGCTGTCTATGTCCTCTTTCTCATCCTCTGCCTCGATACGCTTCGATTTCAGTGCGATCACATCCTGGTAATCATCTGTGTAACCGCGTGCCACGAAAGAATGTCCTGACTGATTTCCTCCGAAGTCCAGGCCGATCTCGATGGATACGATATCTTCTTTCCGGAATTGCTTGTGCCCATCTGAATTTCCAAACTCATCTACAATGCTGCAACGGTAGGCTTCCGGGTTATCAGCGAACCGTTTGTAAATGGCACCTTCTGCCCTTTTCCATAGTCCCAGGATCAAGCGGTCATAGTAGATCGTGCCGGCATATTCTTTGCACAGCTGTTCCACATACTCAGTTGGCAAGAAAGGGTTATCAAAAATCGTGTACTTCTGCAGATAAATATCCAGATTCGGAGTATCAAGGAATTTTTTTAGCCAATGTGTCGGATGCTCCGGGTTACAGCTGCCATCAAAGCAGGAATACGGCTTATCCAGACGTGATTTCAGCATCTGGAATACTTCCTTGTTCCATTTTGCGATCTCATCACCGTAACAGTACTTGATACTGGAACCCTGGATCTTTGCAACCTGGCTTACTTTCTCTGCGCCAAGACAGTAAACATCCTCCCCACAGATCTTCGCCATATTCCGGCTGTTGATCGTGCCAATCAGTTTGTCCGTATAGATCTCGCGCATCGGCTGTAAAACATTTCGCTCAATGGATTCCTTAGATACGCCGAGTATGGTATTTAAACCAGGCAGTCCCGCCCGTTCCCGGATTCGAAACGGAACGACGAAAGCAATATCAACATAGGATTTTCCGGATCGTACCGCCCCGGATTTTATGTTCCATCGGTGCGTGGCTTTTACTATGTATTCATTCTGTTTGCTGCTTAACTGCATTCTCGCGTAACTCCTTCAGGATCTGATCCAACTTCTCCACAGCTTCCTGGCTTTCATTTTCGCCAGTAAGATCCTGTTTTCTTGCTCTGAGCAGGTCGATCTGTGCGCGCTGCTGTTCAAGTCTTGCCAGCTGTTGCTCTGTTCCCAGTTTCATATTATCTGACAGCCACTGCAGGGCTTTCATCCGGTCAGACAACTTAATACTGGCGCCGTCTTTTCCCTGTTTCACTTCTGACAGGATAGTACCATCCACCTCAGAAGAAT